GTGGGAACAAATTCGACATAGTTGGAGACGTGGCGAAATGAGGTAAAATTCTGATTGGGATTTGGTGATGGAAACAAAGATCCTGTATCTTGATATGTCACAGTGTCCAGTGACGTGGAGGATGACGGTACCGTTCCTGCTGCTACCGTTGTTTTGTAATACGCAATTCCGGGTGATGGGCAGAACATGAGGTATGTGTCATCTCCGCTGGTGCTTGTGATGGCGCTAAGTATTTTATGTCGCTTGACGACAACCCTGGCACCACTGGCATCTGGTATGGGTGTAGGGTTCTCGCCAGCGAAATCAACTGGGGCAAATGCACATTTGAGAAATTCATTGGAGTATATCTTTGATCGCATAGCGCGATTGTTTGTTCTGCGTTGGTTTCTTTTCTTAGCCATAGTGGTTAATTAGGCAAGTACTAGCAAGCAGGAGTCAATAGTTGGTTGGTCATTGTCGGCGGAAATATTGTATCACGAATGTGCAAGTCAGGGGCTCTAAGACCCCTGATGATGGACTCTATTGCAAGCTGTCTAGTCAGACTAATGCCAAAGGCACTAGCGAATGTCGTGCGAGCCTGACTGGTGATAATGTCTAGAGTTCCTTGCTGCATTATGCGGTATTGTGTGTCCTTGTCAGCATTGATGCGTCTGGTATGTAATCGCTTGAGGTAATGGCACCATTCTTGTAAAATGGGGACCCCACGGTTGCATGTTGCTTCCGCGTCCCCAATGGTGTGGAGATAGCGAAGAAATGTGTCAATGTCGCGTGTGTATGATGGGTCAATACACATGGATGTGCGTTCAATAACCCGCTGGGGATTTCTGACCATTAGCCAACCGTTGGCTGTGTGCACGGGTCTGCATTGGCAATACTCAATATCAGTGAAGTTATGAGCAATGTCAATCTTTGTTGCGAACCCATGGTATTGCAGTCGCGCTAAGGATTCCTCGCTGGTGAATTTATGGAGATCGGCGCGTTCGATGATCATGACGCTGTCGTCACCATCAACGATGATGTCAACAGCATCATAACAATCGTTGTATAACGCCCAATCTAGCAAAATGCCATAGTTGATAATAGAATTGCCAAGTGATGTATTGCCATCGCCGGATGCACGGCTACCAAGCATGGAATATACAATGCCATGGCGGGATCGACCCCTATTCCTGATCTGCTGTGACAATAATGACAGTAGGTTAGTTAGGTCATCACCGGTGTAAAATTGGGCATAGAAATCATGCTCGGCATTTAGCCATGCGGTATGTATGCGGCTGTCATACCTGCTATGGTCTGCTAGAATGGCAACAGGATCCACTTTACTGTCCCATATGTTTTTCAATAGGACAGCTTTACCATGTTGGTCCAGCCCTTTACTGCTGAAACGTCGATGGTATGGTTGGTGGAATAGCAAGCGCTCGATAGGCAATAGATA